TAGCCAGAACAGAAGTGCCAGCCACAACCGTTACAACTCCCATTGCGGCAACCGTGGCAGCTTCCCCGGCGGCGTCTGGTGCATCCATCAGCACACCGATGGCAATGTCAGTTGTCGCAGCTACGGCGATGACAACATCGGCAGTCGCAGCGGAAAATTTGACGCCGTGATACTGTTTGGCGCTCAAGTCCCCGTTGACGTACAGGCCGGGAATGGTGATATAGTGTCCGTGTGTATCGCTCATTTCATCACCTCGAATAATTCGGGACGTTCTACGGCGAGTTTGGCCACGGCCGTATTAAAGTCCACTTTGTGTTCTGCGGCGTATGCAGCGGCAATGTCTACCAGCTTCTCACCGGTCAACTCCTCGCCGTTGCCATCCTTGCCCGCATCGCCGGTCGCGGCGAATTCGTCAATTTGCGCTGACAGCGCTTTGAACTTTGTCACCAGTACGGCGGCGTCCGCTTCGGGCAAACGCGCCAAAATGGTGTGCAGTTCGTGGTCGCCTGCCACGGCCGGGGATTCCTTGAACTGTGCGCTAAATTGCGCGATACGTTCAGCGGCGGCGGCGGCGGCTTCCATCTGTTCTACCTTTGCAGCGTACTGCGCCACTTTTGCCCGCTCCGCTTCCAACTCAGCAGCGAAGTTATCGGCCACTGGATGCGCGGGGGCGGGGGGCGGTTCTGGCTTTTGGTCGCGGTTGTCAAACCAGGCCATGAAGCGCTCCCATAGCGGCGTCGGTACTTGTGTCATTTCAGACATGTTGTTACCTCCGTTCTTTTCTACATGATAAAAAGCCGCAGCCTCTCCCAATGCCGGGTTGTGCAGTAAGGCGTCCCCCATGATGATCGGCGCGGTAATTGTGAGTCCTGTCACACTGTCTAAGATTTCGCCTTCCCAAATGATTTCAGGCGAGTGGTAACGATACGCGCCGCTAGTCATTGCAGCGGTGCCGTTCTCGTTCCATTCTGGGATGGCATATACGCCATCGGGGCGAACTTCTAACCCGATGATGTGCCCGCCCGCTGGCGTGGCGTCCTCATGGCTGCCTAGTTTGATTGCAGGCTTGAAGTGGGGTAGCTTGAAGTTTTTTGCTAGTTCTGGGGTTATTTTGATAGTACGGCCGTTTTTGCGGATGGCTCCAAACGGAAAAAGGCGATAAGGCTCCCCCGCCTTAACGCTTACAAATTGGTCAACAAGATAAATAGATTTTGCATCCATGCTGATAATTTAAGGCATGAGATACAAAACCTCTTTGTAGTGGCTAGGTGTGGTTAAATCGTTGCCATCTAAAATCCGTGGTACGGATAACAGGTAAGCGGCGGCTTACCGTTTCGAGGATGTATTGTGCCCCCTGATACGTAATGCCGAACTCGTCACGGAGTTGCCGGGTTGTTAACTGCTCCCCCATAGCCAGTCGCCAACCCACCATAGCCCCCTTTTCGATGCTCGTGAAATCGTCGTCGTGTGTCATGTTCTTGCCCTGTGTTGTTACGATACTGCGCTTCTACTTTCCATCTATCCATCGCGCTAATTCTTCCATAGCTGCTTCGTGCAGGCGCAAAACGCCAGCCGCCGCCTTCTTTGCGACGGTCGCCATTGTCCACCAGCGGCCGACAAACATTTCTTTTTGTGTGCCCTCCCCAATGACATCAGGCGCATAAGAGAGGCTTGTACCAAATTCACCCTCCCATGCGTTGCCCATCCGTTTGGAGGTATACACGCTTGCCTTGCCTATTGGCCCGCCTGTCTGGGCCACACCTAACGAGCGCCCTAATGTACCCGTGCGCCGGTACGTCTGGTTCGGCCGTGGCTTGGGATAGCCTGGCACACTGCCCTGAACATGCAATAGTGACGCCTCCATTGTGGTTTGAAGCGTCTTACTCAACTGTTCAGGGTATCGTGCGCCTAAGCGCTGGAACAAATCACGCGGAGTGGTAATGATTTCAATACCTGGGTCAGCCATAACTCTCCTTGTTTTCAAAAATTGTTACCCCGCCTCTTATAATCTCGTAAAGTGTTGCATCGGTTGAGTTTACAATGCAAAGATCGCCAGGCTCCATGTCAATTGGTGCGCGAAAAATAATCCGGTACGGTTTACCTTCTTTTGTGTACGCCTGAGACAAATCACCAGCGTAAATCGGAGACGATACAGGGATTTTTAAAATATCCTTATCAGCCATAACTCACCTCATATTTGCCCTGCCGCACTTCGGCAAAGAACTGCCTCGCTAGTGCATCACCAATGGTTTGCCGTAGTAATTCCTCGCTGACAAACGGCTGCAACCAACAGCGGCACCGCGCATGATAGGGTGGGGCAATGGCGCTAACACCCACATTTTTTAACATGTTATTGGCCCGCATAAGCGCCGCCTGTGGGCTGTAGCTTTTGCCCATAAGCAACTGCATAGCCGACGATTGTGCCATCGACTGTGGGGACAATCTGAACTCATCTTGCAGCTCAACAACTTGCCCATTAAGCGGTGCGCAGAATGGGCACACCAGCTCATCGTTAGCCGTCATCCAACGCTTACCACTGACTACCCGTGTACCTTCCCACAAAATCATGTTGCCCTGGGCAAAGACCCGCGTAACCTCAGTTACCGCTATCATTTCGGCGCGTTTCGCGCCATAGATGGGCGTTAGGCGGGTAATGAGGGAAGGCAGCGGATCGCCGCTTTGCATCCATTGGCGGATAGCCTCGACCGTTTGCAGGCGTGTTGTCTCGCTGATACCCGCCACAGTAGACAGCTTGTAAGACTCAAGAAAACGAACGGCGGAACGATTGGTGTAGTCCCAATCAATCAATGACTGCAAGGGTAGGGGGAGCTGCGTAGCGGCCGTTTCCATTCCTTGCAGCAGCGCGGTCATTGTGACGCCCTCCATTGTCTGCCACATGGCGTCCTGCTCATTGCGCCAGAAATCGAATTCAAGAGGGGTTGTCATTTTATCTGCCTTGCCCCACGCTCCACACGTTTCAGCGCATCGTTAAAATAGCTGCTGGCCGCACGTTGCCAGCGGCGCTCCATTTTGCGCCGTTCGGCATCATCTGGGGCATTGTTCGCCATAAACACGGTCACGGCGTTGTCATCCCGCTGCGGCTGTTGGTTGTTGGGCGGCTGGTTGCCGTTCTGGTTATTCTGGCCACCACGCGCCAACGCCTGCTGCATCATTTGGCGCTGTTCCTCTGCTCGCTGGTCGGCTTCTTCTTGCAGCGCCTCCAATTCTTCTTCGGTCTTTTCTGGCATACCAAAGATGGAGCGGATTTGCATTTCGTCCTGTGGTGTCCAGTTCATACGCCCGCCAACGGCCTTAATAAATTCAATCATCATGGTTGCGTCAACGTCACCCGCCGGGCTATGCTCTAGCTTGATATTGCCCGGCTCACGGCCGTTTAGCCGAAGCAGTTGGTCAACGGCGTGTTTAGTAAATGTCTCAGCTATGGTATCGGCAAACGCATCTACCGCCATTGTAAAGAATGACACGTCGCTTTCCGCTTTGGCTTGTGTGCCAACGCCGTTAATGCCCAAGATAGTAAACTGTGCCAGCGCAGCTAGCAGCACCTTTTGATCATAGTCGCTAATCGTGGTGTTTAGGGCCATGAATACCTGGGCATTGCCCGCGCTCATGAGAGACACACGCCATTTGTAGTGGTCGCCCTCGCCCGATGGCGGGGGAATGACCAACCCGCCCTGCTCATCTACCCTAATGTTACGGGCAATAGCCATAGCTTTGTTATGGTCATTGCTGCCCTCGTCGCCATCGGCCCCCATTGGCATCTCGACCATAGGCATACCAGCGGCGTGACGTTCATACCCAATAGCG